GTCAACAATGAAGCCGCCGGATTCTCCACGCCAGAACAACGCCTCACCACCGCATCAATCCAAGTCTGGGAGATCTCGGACGTATCGGTTGAAGCAGATACCGAACTTGAGGGAGACCCTGTATGTGAAGTGAAATTCACCGCTTTCTGCTGTCACGCCGACAAAGTAATCTGATATGCCTGCAATTTCTCCATTCCTAGTCCACGCATCCGGTGAAGGCGTTCGTATGTCTGATGTCGGATTAAAGGGAGATGAGGACTTCCTGCTGGTTCATAGTGTCGAGGACTCAGCGGAATACGGCAACGAGATCACCCGGTTCAGCATTAGCGGAGAGAAGGTTTATCACTGCCTGCAAGATCCGAAACTGACTTTCTCGTTCGATGCCGATTGCCTTGCGTTTGAGGGTCTTGCCAATTGCCACCCAGGGCGAACCGTAACCGCCGCAAGCATCAACAATCTAATCCCGAATGCATTTGGCTGGGATGGGCCGAATCGGATCTACGTCTATCGTCGTCCTCGTCGTCGTCGGTCTGCTGCTGCGTTGGCTACGATCCAGTTTGAGATTGAGGTTCATAATGCTGTATTCCAGCACGCTTACGACAATCCGAATGGCCTTGGAACTACTGGAGATCCGCTTAGTCGGCTTAGTTACCCTGATCCTGATACGGTGCTTACATCCTCGACTGAAGGGTTCCAGCCGGTAGCCAGCGTGTTCGGCGCTACGATCTTCTGGCGTAGACGGGGAACAATTGATCTCACCGGCTACTACGATCCAGCAAATCTGATGGGACTGGAGACTAGAGAATATGGGCGTTGCTCGGCAATACCAAGCCTGCCAATATTGCTGAATTCTATGCGAACGTGGACAGTGAAAGCAATGAGACCGAAAGCACCATTGTAGAGGTGTTTGATGTGACGACCGGAACTCATATGCTGGAGGATACGGCTCAAGGCAATCAGCTTCCAGACATTCTAGGAAACGCACAGAATCCAATTGATACGCAGGTATTTCCAAACCCGGCTTGTCGTTGGCTTGCGGTATGGTTGCCCGAAGGAGGAACTGAGCATATCAAGGGTGAATACTTCGGCTCAGAAGCGGATCTCGCGGCTTTCCTTGATGTCTATAATGACGGGGAGATTGATAATGGAGTTCAGGCGCTTGTGGCCCTTTACGACATGAAGAAATCAATGTGGGCTTACGGCGGACCTTGACAGGTTCGCTAAGGCAACATGGCTATTTCTCCATTCTACGTCCACTCAACAAGCACAGTTGACGCGCAGATCGGTCTTTCTGCTGACCTTACCGGGATGCTGATTGATTCCTGCTCTGCTTCCGCTGAACGCGATGAAGTTGAGCACCTGAACTTCAAGGCGGTTCCAACCGTCAACATTGCCCGGACTCCAAAATACACCCTGACTTTTGGCGCAAAAGTAATGGCTCGGAATTCCGGCATCACAAACGCCCACCCTGGAACACAGATTGCGCGATCCACCATTGCTCAATTCCGTGACGGAACCAATCACGGGTTTGAAACCAATCAGGGTTGGTGGATGCTCGGCAACGTCACCCACACCCAGCCTCGCGGTGATCTGGACGAAATCAACTTTCCGGTTCGTATCCTTGGATTCCCAACCAATGACACCGGTTCCGTGATCGTTGGGAATCCTCCTTGATTTGTCTCAGTTGGTTTGGTGTTCATAGTCGGGGGCAGGTCATACGTGGCCTGCCCCTATTCGTTTCTTGACGCATCAGCATTTAGATGATCGCCGAAACTTGGATTCCGATTGATAACGACCCGCTTTTACCTGCCGCACTTGCCGCGCTTGGATTTTCGGTAAAGGCAAACGTCCACCTCCATCCCGATGCGCCAACCATGGCCGCGCATAAGGTTGTGACTTGGATGATTGCTCCTGCGTCTCAGGATGGCCTGCATGACGGCAAACAGCTTGTTCCGGCATGGACGGGAGGGCATCTAATCAAAGCCTCGCCAGCGCATCCCCTGATCGCCGGAATGCTTGCTCTCAAAACCAGGCAAGTGCTGACGGATTGGAAAAAGGGAATCCATGGAATGCCGCACATCGTGATCGTCACCGGCACCAAGTTTGCCCGCGCCATGCCTCCATCCGGTCGCAGCCAAAACGCTGATATTTCGCATCACCTCATCGGAGCAGTCGAGCAGATGACCCTCGACCATGCCGCCGCTGCAATCACTTGCGGACACGGCATCACCGCCATTGCCAACCAAGGGTGTTTCATTACTTCCCGTGGGGCATTCTCCATGATCGTTCCCGCCGCAACCCTCGCCGCCGCTGCTGCTGCCGTAGAGCGAAACCCATCTGTATCCG